AATGGCAAAAAATACAGTAGAAATAGATGTAAAAGTAGACGACAAAGGATCTACTAAAAAAGTTGGTCTAGAAGCCAAAAAAACTGCTGAAGGAATGGACAAGGCATCCAAATCAGCAGGCACTCTTGATAGAAATATGAAAGGTGCAGGCCAGGCATCTTCTGGTGCTGCCAAAAATTTCTCAAAAATGTCGCAAGGCATGGGTGGCTTAGTTGGCACCTATGCTACTTTAGCTGCTACAGTATTCGCTGTGTCCGCAGCTTTTCAATTCTTAAAAAATGCCGCTGATTATAAGAATCTTATCGAAGGTCAAAAAGCCTTGGGCGCTGTAACAGGTGTGGCATACAAGACAATTTCAAACTCGCTTGTTGAAGCAACTAATGGCCAATTAAAGTATGCAGAAGCCGCAAAAGCCGCTGCAATTGGTACTGCTGCCGGCATAAATCCAGATCAATTATCAAGATTAGGAAAAGCAGCTACAAATGCATCCATAGCTCTTGGTAGAGACTTAGGAGATTCTTTTGATAGGCTTATAAGAGGTGTTACTAAAGCTGAGCCAGAATTGCTTGATGAGTTAGGTATTATTCTGAGACTTGAAGCTGCTACAGCAAAATATGGAGCAAAAATTGGTAAAGCTGCAGGAGACCTAAATGAATTTGAAAGAAGCCAAGCAGTAGCGAATGAAGTTTTAGAGCAAGCAGAGCGTAAATTTGGTGCAATGGAAAAGCTGATGGACCCAAATGCAGCTGCTCTTAATCGATTTTCTGTAGCATTTGATAATATAGTTAATACAATTAAAGAAGGTATATCAGGTCCTATAGCAGGCATAGCCACTTTTTTAAGTAAAAATATTATAGCACTTATTGGAACACTAAGTCTTTTTGCGGGAGGTGTACTAAAACAAATTCTTCCAAGTATGTCAGATTGGAAAAAGTCTAGTATTGAAGCTGGGGAAGTGGCTAAAGCATCTCAAGTAGCTGTACAAGCAGAAATAGAAAAAACTAGAGCAGCTTATATTGCTTTACAAAAAGCTCAATCAACCGGCATAAGCGAAACTACTAGAACTAGTTTAGCAGGGGTTACTGGCGCTAAGAAAGGCGGAGGTGCGATAGATTTTTTAAGAGGTGACACAGATACAAAAAAATCTATGCAAGCTGCGGACAAAGCTCTTACCAACGCAGAAAATCAATTAAGAGATAGTGCGACAAAAAGAACTGGTATATTAAAAACTATGAATGCCGCGCAGGTAGCGGATTTGCGGGCCAGTTATATCGCAAGAGCAGCTATTATTAAAAAAGGTGAAGCAGACTTTAAACTATCAATGACAGGGATGAAGTTAAGTTGGTCTAGCTTTGTACTCTCAGTAAAAGCAGGCACGACAGCTCTAAAAATAAGTTTCGCTACCCTTGCAGCAGGCGTTGCATCAGTAGGCGTTGCTATTGGTGCAATTTTCTTTTGGGTGTCTACAATCACACTTGTAGGCGGTTTGCTATATGAATTATATCTAAAATTTAAGACAACCTCAAAAGCAGAAGAAGAAGCTGCCGAAAAAACAGAATCGTTAAAAGAAAAATATAAAACTCTAGGTGACGAAATTAAACGCAGCCTTGATTATCTTAAACAGTACGATTCCGTGTCCCCTCAAGAGAGATTACTTGCTACAGGCAACATCACCACCAGTTTAAATATTGAAAAATTCATAGACGAAATTAATGCTTTAGATAAGAATAAAGAAGGCTATGATGATCTGGTAGAGAGCATGAAACCCGTAGCACTAGGTGCAAAAAATTTAAATAGTGGTTTTAGTGATTTGTATAAAGCACTCTCTAGCGGTGAGAAAATAACAAAAGACGCAGGCGCTGCGATGATAACATTATCTAATGACATACAGGCAGGAAAACAGGCTTTGGATAAATTTCCTGCAGCTACTCGATTAGTGGAAGCTGAGCTTACAAAGCTCCTTGGAACGCTTAAAAGACCTTTTGGCTCAGAGTATGTTTCGTCATTAACTAATATGACAAAAGAAAGTAACACCATAGCCTTAGCGTTCCAAGCAGAGGCAGCAAACATAATAAGAAATAAAGATGCTTTAGAGGCGGAACTCTTAAAAACCACCGAAAAATACAAACATCGTTCAAAAAAAGTACTAACTAAAGAGCAGAAAGCAGATTCTAAAAGGTCCATAGAAGCAGCTAAACTTCTTACTGATCAAGCAGCTAAATACGCTAAGCTTTCAGAGGATAGTGCCGCCGCAGTAAAACAAGTAACCGCTGTGATAGAAGCAAGAAGAGACATAGAAAAAACAATTATTGATAATCAAGTAAAAGCTAGCGAGATGCAAACAATAGGTATTACTTACGAGCAAAAGAAGGCAAATTTGGCGGCGGCAGAACTTACTGCAAATGCCAATTTATTAAGACTAGAGTCCGATAGAACTTTAGTGTTATTACAGAAAGGTTTATTAGAACAGAAACTTATTGATCTAAGAAAGAAAAGCAGCTCGGCTATTTTAAGCCCAGAAGAACAGCTACAATTAGATTTACTCATAGCTCAGTATGATATGCAAGGTAAATTAATTTCTATTGAAGAAGCTAGGAAAAAGCTAGCAGAGCAATCTAGGATAAATGAAAGTGAAAGACTTACTCTTGCGAATACTGCGAACAAAGAAGAGTCTAACAGATTAGGTTTAATGCGAGCCCAAATAGATATGCAGGAGCAACTCAATTTTGCAAAAGCAGGAGGCACAGGTAAGTTTGGGGTAGCCAGAGCTAGAGAGGTAGGCAGTCTAACTCAAGAAAGCTTTGCCTCAAGACGAGCTTTAGCTGCACAAGAATTAACTGATGCTAAGCGGGCGCAGGCCGACACCCTGGGCTTAACTAATTCTACACTTGCAGAAAAAAATGCAGCCCAGGCTAGTGTTAATGCTTCCATACAAAAACAGACAGCCTTGGAAAATGAAATAGCATTATACAACAAGAGGGGAGAGTTAGTTCTTCTTGATGCGAAGGCCGAAACGGAGGCAGCTCAAGCTAAACTTACTGGGCTATCTTTGAACCCTGCAGTAACTGCGTTCAATGAAAAAATGCAGGAAAATAAATTAAACGATATAGTACTAAGTCAAGAACAACAAAAAATGCTGTATGCAGAAATCGAAGCACAAACGTTACTAAATCAAGCATTAGAAGTAAAATCAGGCATTTTTAGTTCTTTGACTGATAACATATCAAGTGCTTTCGGCTCAATTGTAGATGGTACTAAAAGTGCTAAACAAGCTTTTGGGGATATGGCTATTGCCATACTTAAAGATATATCCCAAATGATAATTCGAATGATGGTAATGCGCGCATTAATGTCTTTAGTTGGAGGATTTGGTGGCGGCACTCCCGCAACAGGCGCTGGCGTTGGGGCATTAAAAACTGGAATCCCCGCTGCTGGAGGGTTTCTAGGTGGTGGGGGTACTGTAAGCCTTGCCCCAAGTGGAGGTTTTAACCTAATACCTGGAGGAAGATATGGTGGAATGTTTTCAGCAGGTGATAAGCTTCCAGGTTACGCTACTGGAGGTATTGCTATGGGATCTCAGGGAGGCTATCCGGTTACTTTACACGGAACAGAAGCAGTAGTACCTCTACCAAACGGTAAATCAATACCAGTAGAAATGAAAAATGGAAGTGCTCAAAATAACAGCGTAGTTGTTAATGTTAGTATGGATGGTTCTGGTACCTCCTCCCAAACAGAACAGCAAAAAGGAGAAGGCATGGGAAATCTTGGTAATGCTATTGCTCAAGCTGTTCAGCAAGAGTTGCAAAATCAGAAACGTTCAGGCGGTATTCTGAATCCCTATGGAGTAGCATAATGACAATCGGATTTAATATAGGAGGAGTATACGGCTTTATTACTCCAGATAGAAATTTACAGAATACTATCAAACCAAAAGTTCTAAAAATGTCTTTTGGGGATGGGTATGAGCAACGAATAACCGACGGTATTAATTCTATAAATAGAACCTTTGCCGTTACTTTCTCTCCTAGAACTAAGGAAGAGATAGACGATATTGTAGCTTTTTTTGATAGTAAGAAGGCAGTAACAAGTTTTGATTTTACTTATCCAGATTCTAACTTTTCGGGGGAAAGAACTATTTCAGTAGTCTGTGAAGACTATAGTATTTCGTACATGAAAGACCATTTTTATGGGTGTACAGCAACTTTTAGACAGGTATATGAACCATGAGTACAAATGACATAATCACAACAGATTTACAAAATTTAGAAATAACGGATGCTGTTATTGAGCTTTTTGAACTAGAGCTTAATAGTGTAACCACACTATACTTTCATCCAGGCTTTGATAGTGCTTTAGGCGAAATATCCTATGATGGTAATACCTATACACCACTACCAGTAATGATGGATGGTATAGATATTGCTAGTGATGGAGCATCTACGAGACCCATGCTAACTGTAGCAAATGTAACTAATGTTTTTAAGTCATCTTTAAACGGAGAAGGGTTCAGCTTTGAAGACCTTATAGGTAAAAAAGTAACACGCAGGCAAACACTAGAAAGTTATTTAGATAATGCAAACTATGAGATGCCCAAAAGAACCTATATAATAGATAGAATTGCTAGTGAAAATTCCACATTAGTTACGTTTGAGCTAACTGCTCCGTATGATGTATCTGGAGTGAGAATACCAAATAGGGTAGTACTAGGAAAATATTGTTCTTGGATTTATCAAGGTGTTGATAATCCTGTTACTTCAGGTGGCTGTTCTTGGAGAAGCACAAATTCTGTAGATCATAATGGTACTCAGTACTTTGCTTACTTTGATATTGAGGACAGCCCTCTAATAGATAATGCAGCAGGACTTACTATAGTACCTTTTAGTGGCCCTCATACTATAGATAGCTTCGTATCTTATGACGGCAAGTATTGGAGATCAGAAGCTTCAAATAATTCTACTACACCTTCTGGAGCTTCTGTCCTATGGAAGCAAGTATTCTTTTGGACAGACTGGGCTTCAGGCACTGAGTACACGCCTGGCACACTTACAAGGCATTCAAATAAAATATGGAAATGTTTACTAACTACTAGTTCTATAGAGCCTACTAGTAGCTCACTATACTGGAATAGAGTAGACTCATGCGGAAAAACTTTAAATAGCTGTAAATCTAGATTTCAGTTCACGCCTACAGCAGATGGAGTAGCTTCTGCTACTAAAGATACCAGTATTACTTTACCTTTTGGAGCGTATCCAGGCAGTGTTAAATTCAACTAGCATACTAAAAGAAATAGAAGACCATTTTGCCTCAGAATACCCTAGAGAGGGTTGTGGAGTACTTGCAGTGGCGAAGGGAAAAATGAAATGGCTACCAATTACTAATATAGCAAAAGATATTGATGATTTTATTTTTGACTCAATGGAGTATTTTAAAATAAAAAGAACTCATGATATTGTAGGTATAGTACATAGTCATCCAGATGCTTCCTGTGAGCCCTCCACCATGGATGTAAATAATTGTAATAACTTAGGTATACCTTACTATATTTTTAGCTATCCTAACATGGATATGCACTTATTACAGCCAGTAAAGAATTATTATCCTTTAATAGGAAGAGATTATAAGTTTGGAGTACAAGACTGTTTTGAGTTAGTTAGAGATTACTATTTAGAAGAAACTAATTTTGTTATACCCCCAAGAGAGCCTTTTGAGGATGATTGGTGGCTAAAAGACTTAAACTATTTCACAGAAGAATATATAAATAGCTGGAATTTTAATAAAGTACAGGAGCCTCAAAAGAATGATTTACTAATATTCTCAGTAACTTCAAAAATAGGCAACCATTGTGGAGTTTACTTAGGTAATGACGTATTCTTTCATCATGCTACACAAAGACTCTCTTGTAGAGAGAACCTATACCCTTTTTGGGCAAAGCATTTAACAGGTATATATAGATATGAAACGTAAAATTTATTTAGAAGGAGATATTGCTAATAAGTTCGGACAAGAATTGGATGCCGACGTATCTTCTGTAAAAGAAGCTCTACTGCTAATCGGCGCAAATTATCCAGAGTTCAAAAAATACTTAGTAGATAGTCATCAAGCTGGAGTAGGTTTTGCTATTGATGTTGCGGGAATTCAAGTAGAAGAAGAAGAAGATATAATTTTGCCTTTGCTGGAAGGTGATATAACTATTATGTCTATTCCAGCAGGCTCAAAGAGTGCCGGCGCAAAAATACTAGCAGCAATCGCTATTATAGCTTTTGTTTTTTTCGCACCAATACTGGCACCTGCGGCGGGTGCAGCAGCAGGTTCAGCTGGAACTAGCTTGTCCGTCGCAATGGCTACAATGGCTACGACAGGTACAATGACTGCGGCGGGCGTCGTAGGCACAATAGGAATGATGCTAGGAATGAGCCTAGCTATGGCGGGTATACAGCAATTAATGGCCCCTGACCCTTCAGTAGATGAAGCAGCACCACAATCGTACTTATTCAATGGATCAGAGCAAAATATTATAGAAGGAGACCCAGTGCCTGTATTATATGGAGAATTAAGAGTACCTGGCAGACCTATATCTTTTGCTGTAGCTAACGCAGGTAGTACGTTTTCCAGTAATACCAGCGCCGATCAAGACCAGTCTTCAGGTTCTCTCACTTGGTCTTTTTCAGGTGGCTGGAAACAGAACAAGTACCCTGTAATCCAGTAATAATATAATATTTTGGTACTTATACCTAAGTTTGTGATAAGGAAAATAAAAAATGGCAAGTAAATCAAGAAGTGCTCGAGATCAACAAATAGCGGATGCTGGTTCAAGTACTTTATCTATGGCTTCCGGATTCTCAAGGGAGCAAATAATTTCTGTTACGGACTTAATTTCTGAAGGCGAGATTGAAGGGTTAGTATACGGTGAATCTTCTATATACTTAAATGATGAGAGAATAAAAGATTTAGAAGAATCTTCTATCTCAGATAGTAACCCACTTATACAAGGAGCCCAAGTAACTTTAACAAATAACTCCACTACTGTTACTGTTAATAAGGAATTAGGATTTTTATTTGAAAATATTTTTTTCCGCTCCTTTTCTGTTAAGAATGTATATTCCTCTGCAGTAACAGTAGGTAGTATATCTGCGTCTTCTTTAGATTTAGATGTACCAACTATCCCTATAAGCACCTCGGTTTCTTTTTTTGACGCAGCCAATATGGCTGTACGCGGATATGGAGATAACATAAAACTAACTATTTCTGAAACCCTCGAGTTTGTAGAAGGCTTTATAACTGTAGAGAGTACTACTCAAGCAACATTTCATTCTAGTATAACAGATGGAGTTAGCTTACGAAGATTCTTAGAGGCTAGTGTAGGGAAGACCTTAGTATGTACTGTAGATGGATTTCTATACATTCTTGGAGCAAATGTAGTAGATGGTACAGGTACTTCTACAATTACTTTAATAAACCCTACCCCTTACCCTTCGGGAAGTTATAACTTTTCTGTCTCTAGTCCTTCTCTGTTTAACGGCATCGACGGCACTTTTAATGCGACTAAATTTCAAGGCGCAACGACAGAATTTAGAAATGGTAAAAGAGAACAGCTTCCCATGACTAATTATGGAGGTATAGGAGCTAGTACAACTGTAGCCTCTGTTGGGATGCCCCTTACTTATTCAGACTCAGATTCGGATAATTATACACCAGGTATCGACCCTCTTAATCCTATAACTATAACATCAAGTTCCTCCCTTAATCTTACTTCTGCACAGGCAAGAGAAGTAGATGAACTAAGGTTGGTTTTTAGTTATGGATCTTTGATATGTCAAAGCGAAGAAGATGGTAAAAAATATGATGCTGGTGCTATGTATAAGATTGAAGCAACAATATATAGAAGCTCCACGGACTATAGTACAGTAACTCTAGTAAATAGACGAATTCATAAAGGTAAAACTTCTACGCCTATTGCTTTTGAAGAACGAATTAATTTAGAGCCTTTTAAACCGTTCTCTGCTTTTGATATAAAAGTTACTAGATTGACTCGTGAGAGTGGTGTGGGTATTGATACTTCAGGTAATAATAAAGATCCTAGAGATAGAATTGCTGCTTCTTGTACATTGACTACTGTTACTTCTGTAATTAAAGAAAATTTAAGCTATCCTTTTACTGCTTATGCAAATGTGACCTTTTCCTCTAAAGATTTTACTAGCTCTCCCAAGAGAAGCTACCATGCTAAAGGTTTAAAAGTACTTGTACCCTCTAACTATATAACTAGAGACATGAATGATGGATTAAATTCTATTTATGATGGACTATGGGACGGCTCATTTAGATCGCAGAAAGTATACACAAATAATCCTGCTTGGATTTTCTACGATATTATTACAAACAATCGCTATGGATTAGGTGATTGGATAAAAGAAGAGGATATAGATAAATTTGCCTTATATCGTATTGCTAAATATTGCGATGTACTAGTGTCCGATGGAAAAGGTGGCCTAGAGCCTAGGTTTACTTCTAATATATATCTGACAAAAGCTACCGATGCTTATAAAGTATTGAAAGATATAGCTAGTAGCTTTTTAACTATGATTTATTGGATAGATGGTACAGTACTATCTGTTATAGATCAGGCAAAAGACCCTATATACACATTTTCAAAAGCTAATGTTAAAGATGGAGCTTTTACTTATGAAACTACTGGAAGCAAAACCAGAGCTAATCAAATTGTTGTAACTTGGAATAACCCAGAAAGTAACTATAAGCTAGAACCTCTTATAATCGAAGATAGAGTCAATATTGCAGAAACAGGTAGAATTATTAGTGAAAATGCTGTTGCATTCGGCTGTACTTCAGAAGCACAGGCTTATAGGTATGGTAAGTGGAAGCTATGGACTGCGGTTAATCAAACTAGACTTGTTTCATTTTCTACTTCTATAAATGCAGTATTTCTAACCCCTGGAGACATTATTAAAATTCAAGATGCAGATGAGTTTAATATTGCATATAGTGGAAGAATATCAAACAGTGGCATTTTAGACCTAAATACAATACCTCTTGATAGAGAGGTAACATTAGTTGCAGGCAGTACATACTACCTCAGTACCATAATTGAGGCACCAAATGTTACTAATGAAGGAGAGGGAGAGCAACATGACACAATAGTAGAGACTATTCAAGTCACTAGTACTGGTATTACTAACAGCTTAGAGCTAGTTTCCAATTTTACTTCTCTCCCTGAAAGATCTGCTGTATGGGTTTTAAAAGAAGTAACCCCTGAAGGAATTTCTAATGCTTCCGCAAAAGACTATAAAATATTAGGAGTTACTGAAACTAGTAAAGATGAATTTAGTCTTATTGCTGTGGAGCACTACGATGAAAAATTCGATGCAATAGAGGGAGATTTTACATTAGTAACTCCTGACACTGTTTTTCCTAAGTTACTAGCAGATGATATTATTCCCGCCCCCAAGAATATATACATTGAATCTGCCCCAGATTATAATAAAGCTGGGGATGAGTTTGAAGTAAGCTGGGATTTACCGGTATCTAATGACGGAACCTTATACTTAGATGTGTCTGGATACGAGATATATCATAATGTTCCTGGGCCCTCTAATAAGATACTAGTAGACTCTAATATTAATAAGTACATATTTGAATCAGTGCCTAACGGAACTTACTCAGTAGGTGTAAGAACTATTAATACTATTAATAATAGATCTAAATATACCACTCAGACTTTTACTACAACCGATTTATACTCATTGAACGTGCCTAGACAGGCTCAAGGTCTAGGAGTAGGGGGCACCGCAAACTCAGGACTACGATTAAATACGAATTATGTATTAAGTTTTGAAGTAGACCCAGTATCTTTTTTCGCCGTAGTTAATCCTTTCAGCACGTTCTCTGGGTCTATAGCAAGTGTGAATACTATTTCTACTAACCTAGTAGATGCTAAATATTCCGTCCTGTTTGATAGAAGCGAGGAAGCTTTACTGGCTGTAAGCTACAACAGTAATCCTGAACATGGTGTCCCTTACTGGTATAACGCTATAGAGGCTAATGGAACCCCTGAGAATACTTTTAGTCAAAGAACAGGTACTGTAAATATAGAAGCTAAGTCTTCAAAAGTAATAGGAATAGGTACTGCTTTTCTAACAGAGTACTTAATTGGACAACTTATAAGATTTAATAGTACACAAGCTGCCAGAATAGTTAATATTGTAAATGATACAAATTTAGTTTTAGATAGATCTTTTGAGGTTGCTGTAAGTGTATCAAATCACTACTCTCCTAATTTAGTACTGGATTTCTTAAATGATGTAATTGTTGCTGAATTTACCAAAAGCGGCTCAATATCTAGTCTTAAATCCCTGACAGGTGTTGATACCACTTTAACTGGTCCTGTAGGTGATACTGCAGGTGTAGTACCTATTTTTGCTAGTAACGCAGATGGGGATGGTCAAAGCTATGAGCAAGGCTCTTTACTATATGTAAACTACTATGAGTATATAAATGATAAACCTACACTCCCAGTAACAGATCCAGAGCTTATTTGGGTAAAATACGTTGGTGATACTGCAGGTGTAGTACCTATTTTTGCTAGTAACGTAGCGGGGGATAGTCAAAGCTATACGCAAGGCTCTTTACCATATGTAAACTATTATGAGTATACAAATACTAAACCTACACTCCCAGTAGCAGGTCTTACTTGGGTAAAATACATTGGAGAGGATGGAGATTCACAAGGTGTAGTACCTATATATGCAGATAGTGCCGAAGGACTTAATGCTACTTTTATTTTTAATAACCAACAGTATGTAAACTTTTATGAGTGGGCTAGTCCTGAAACTTCTCCAACTACTGTACCTCCTGGATTGACTTATGTTAAATATATTGGTGAGAATGGAATTGGTCTTCCAGGAGCCCCAGGATTACGAACTGCCCAAGGGTATTTATACTATGAAAGTACCGGTGCTGCTCCTTCAGCACCGGCAGGAACTTTATATACTTGGTCTTCCGGGTTAATATCAGGTACTGGTATAGGTACTGGTCTTAATATTTGGACAAACTCTGCTAGACCTCAAGATGCGGCTAGCGCCAATACATATTACGCATTGCCTTATATAGTTTTAGAGCAGACGGCAGAGTCTATAACAACGAACGCAAGTTATGGCACAGTATCAGTACATACTAATTTTGAAGGTGTAGTAACCTTCAGCGGGTCCGACTTAGTAGCTGGAGCCACTACATATGATCCTGTAGGTGTAATTAATGCTCTACCTATTGAGAATGAGGTTACTACTATTGATGGTCCCAGAATAACTACGGGCACCATAGATGCACTACAACTAACAATATCAGCAAATACTGCGGAAGAAAATAGTTCGATATATTTTGATGGCGAACACAATAGGATAGACATAAGAGACTCAACTGGTACTCTTAGAGTGCGATTAGGAAACCTTGTTGTTGTTTAACACCATTAAAAAAAAATATCTTGACATAAAATGTTACTGGGGGTATAATT